ATGAGAAGATCTATTGAGAATTGTCAGAGAACTATTTCATCATTGAATGATAAGGTTTCAAAATCTGGAGCTTTTTGCTCTGGACCTAAAGTTGAACCTTTAATCATTCAATTGTGGGGTGAATCTGGTGTTGGCAAATCTGGAATGATGTACCTTCTTTCCGGTGACATTCTTAAAACAGAAGATATTTTGTCTGGAGGTGATGGAACCACTGGTGAAGATTGGGCAAATCAGATTTATCCAAGAAATGTAGAACAGGAATTCTTTGATGGATATCGCAATCAACTCATTGTCTTGTATGATGATTTTGGACAACTCAGAGATTCACAAGCAAAACCAAATATTGAATTTATGGAAATGATTCGATTTGGAAATTTAGCACCAATGTGCTTGCACATGGCTGCACTTGAACAAAAGGACAAAACTTACTTTTCATCAAAGTGCGTCATTCTTTCTTCAAATTGCAGGGAATACCAAATCGAATCTTTGATTTCAAAAGATGCTTTCATGAGAAGAATTGATCTTTCAATTGAAGTTCGTGTTGCTGAGAAATGGAGGCTTCCAAATTCTGATAAATTGGATACTGCAAAAGTTGTTGAACATTTCAAGTCTCCTTTAGTTCCAGAAGTTTATGAATGTCGGATTTGGAAAGATAATGCTCCTAGCCCTATTTGGATTTCTTATCCTGCCCTTCAAACTATTATCACAAGAACTTATGCTTCAAAAATGAATCGCCATTATGAACTTACAGCTGTTCTTTCTGAATATATGAAAGTTCCTTTGAAGCACGATGTTTTTGTTGGTAAGATTCAAAAGGAGTTGGAAAAGAAGAACAAAGTTGAAAAACTTGAACATTACACAATGGAGGAATTAGAGAAACAAGCTCAATCACTTGATGATGATGATGATTTTCATGATGCAATTGAACAAAATTGCGTTCCACATTTTCCTGAGTATATGAGAAATTGTGCTTTGAAGAATCGTACATTGTGGAAGAGAAATGTTAAGGTTGGTAAAGTAGTTGAAGAAATCATTTATCTCAACCTTATCAATGGAAACTTTAACAATGTCGATTGTTCTTTCCACAATTTTCCTGAAGCTCTTGAAGATGCTCTGCAATCATTTCGCGGTGATTGGTCACTTGTTTTGAAGTTTCTTTCTTCTCATTTGAGTTTTTTAACACTCAAAACTCAATTCGTTTTGGCCTCACCTCAATTCAAGAATATTCTTTCAAATGCTGAAACTGCTATTGATTTCTTTAGAAGTGGTGATTTCAAGTGTGAAAATTTTCAATGTTGGCATCCTAGTATTGAAAAGGATCAATTTGGCTTCCAAGAAGGTTGTCAGAGAGATTTTATTGCTTTTTGTCAATTGCAAGGAAACCAACATTTTGGATTTGTCTATGATGATTTTATTTCCTTTGAATTAATTGAACAATCTCGTATCTCAAGAATTCAAGGAAAAATTCAAAAAGCAATCAAAATTTTTTCAGAGCAAGCTAAAGAATGGATCAATTCTGTTGTTAATTTTATTGCTGCAAATCCTGAGGCTGTAATTATCGGTACATATTGCACTATGGCTCTCAGCCTTATTGGATTTGCTGCTTGGCAAATGAACAAGGAAGAAGATCTTCGTCGAAATGAACAGTTGCAATATGCCATCAAACAATTTGAAGAGGCTAGAGAACGTTATATTTTGGCTCGTGATAATCTCATGAAAGTTGAAGCTGAAATTTCACCACTATCACACAAACATGAAGGATTGCTTCTTGGGACAAGTGTCAGACATGCTCATGAATGTGAAAAGTGTGGAGTTATTTTCTTCCACAAACATATTATCAAGGATCCTGAATATTCAGAGAAGAACTATGAACACCTTTGTCAGAATTGTCGTACTTCATCTGAATTTCAATCTGGAGACAATGTTACAACTCACAAATCTGTGGTCAGAACTGAATTTCAATCTGGTGACAATGTTACCACACATAAATCAGTGGTTCGCACTGAAAATCAATCAGGAGACAGTGTTACAACACATAAGAATGTGATTAAAACCGAGAATCAGTCTGGTGACAATGTTACCACACACAAAAATGTTGTTAAGACTGAATCAATTTTTAACAAATTCTTGCGTGAAGTTATGAATGAATCAAACATTGTTGATGATGATTTTTTTGAAGATTTTACTGCCCAACAGATTAAACAAGAAAATCAAATCTCAGCTGAATTAGCCATTGATCCAAATGCAATGACATTGAGTCGTAAGGTTTACACTAACACTTACATGATTTCTACAAGAAGAAATGAAAGCGAAAATTGGACTCAGCATGTTAATTGTGTTTTTATTCGTGGACGTACAGCTTTGACTGTTGGTCATCTTGCTCCAACTCTTTGTGAACGTGTTAATGGTCAGATTAAGATTAATGGACCATTTAAACCTGAAGGCTATATTCTTCCAATTAGCTCTCTTAGGTTCAAGAAGTTGAATTATGCTGATGGAACTACTAAGGACATGATGCTTATCATTTTTCCTTCAAATGTTCATGACCATCAGGATATTATGAGTAGTTTGGCTGATTCAGAAACAATGTCGAAGTTTAAAAC